CTTTGACTGAATCATATAACGCAGCAGATAGTGTCCCTGCCTCTGCTGTAAGCACAGGTGATGTTCCTAACTTCGGCAACCTCACGTCTTATTCTGCTGGCACTGCTGGTTCTCTGGCAGGCACAATCACAAGTGGTCACGCTGTTACGTTAACTGCTGGTGGTGCTGGTACATCTGCAACAGGACAATTTGTTTCTGAGATTACTGTAATCGACTGAGGTTTGATATGGATCGTTTGAAAGAAGCAATCGGTCTCGGGTTAATTCTTGGTTCTTTACACGGGGCTGCTCAGGCAGTACCCGTGGTACCAAATTTTACCCAGGGCTCGATGACGAGCCACACAGAAACAACAAGTAAGGTAACAGAAACCATCAATTCGATGGACTATAACACTGGATATCAGTATTCAGTTACAGGGAGTGGAGTAACTGCGTCGGGGAACCTTACACCAGGCACAGGTACAAGTAGCGTAACTATTGATGGAGTGACTTCGCAATGGACAGGAATTGGTTCAAGACCAACAATCACACAGACAACACCAGGAGCAGCGTTTCAGTTCACGGAGACGTATCAAGGTCCTGGTTTAAGCAATCAAACAATTATACAAAGGGTAACCGAAGTTACCAGTGTGACCGACACAACAAGCATCTTCACACAGTAAAAAATGTATCGCTCAGCACTGCTATTGGGATTAGTTTGCTATGTCCTAGCGTTCTACGTGCTGAAACTGTTGGTGGAGTCTCTGCAACAGCTTCCCCAATAGCGAATAGCTCAGGCTCAGTGACCAACCAAGCCATTCAGGTTTTACAAGGTCCATATATCACAAATACATATGGTAACGGGATCCAATGTCAAGGTCCCACTCTCAACTTCACACCGTATGTAACTGGTGCTGCATCGATGCAGAAACCTTACGAACCATACTATATGGATCCTGTCTACGATATGAGAGACTTGGATGACGACGGCTCTTTAGACAATCCTGGTGGCATTCTCTACCACGTTCCTACAAGAACTGGACAGAAAGATAACTACAATATCGGTATTGGTTTCTCTGCTACTTGGTCTCGTCCTCTTGATAAAAAACTTCAAGACCAATGTAAGCAAGCAGCAGCTGCAAACATTAGATTGATGGAGCAGCAAGTTGCTAACAAGAGATTAGACTTTGAGATCGCAAGACTCAAAAATTGTGGTGAGTTGATGAAGGCTGGAATTCAGTTCAGACCTGGAACAAAGTATGCTGCTATCTGTGCAGATGTAAGTGTTAACAATCCTGCAGGACATACACATCCACACGTCCACGCTATTCCCGCCCCTTCAAGACGCGAATTGCCCTATTCCGAGAACGCTGCTGACCTCGGCGCTCCCTTAAAGACTCCGTAGGGACATCCTTTCCGAGTTTTTGTTTGATCTTTTTAATAGTTTTCTTAACCGCTGGTTTGACCACTTTCAATAGTAGGTCTGCCAGCGGTTTTGCTAGTAGTGCTGACGTGGTTGCAATGACAGCAACACCGCCAACTTGTACAACTTGTCCACCACTAGGAAGTCCAGCAAGGATTTGTTGAGGTATTCCGACTGCTTCTGTTATCTGGACACACTCGTTGCCCAACAGTTTATATTCGGTAACCTTCTTTCTGAAACCCTCTACATATGTGCCGACAGGTTCTTTTGCTTCCTGTGCTGGTGTAGGACAATCTACTTTGGCAGTAGCAGCAGGAGTTCTGGGAACCTCTGGTGTCTTTGGTAACTCTGGTGCTTCTGGTGGATTCGTTTTAGGGACAGGAGCAGGACTCGTCATAATCATCTGCTCAGGTTCATACTGAATAGGATTGAAACTAGGAACACCAGCATCGCAGTACGTAACCAGTCCTCTTTCGTCATCGGACTTGATTTGATTATTTTTAGCGTTATTCGTTTCGTGTGCCTCAACACATCCAGGAATGTCAACTATAGGCACACCAATATTCACTGTTACCGGAGCAGCAACAGGAATAGATCTTGAGGTATTATTAAAATTGTAAGTAGGGACTTCTTTAATTTGAATATCACTTATTCCAATCTCCCTACCAGTAATGATAGGAATATCAGGCATCAGTCTTCAAAAAATTTAAAAATGCCAGTCCAGATAGAATGAAAGAAGACATACAAAAAGAAAGTTTCAGTTGCTTCTTTCTTTGCTTGTTTTTTATACGTAGTTTGTGCCATATCTTTTAATAACGATATACCTTATTTAACAAAACTCATTAAATTTTAATTAAGTTTAATTAAAATGGAAGGGCAGGACCTGTCGTTGATGGTGTGGAGGGAAGAGCAGGACCAGTAACTTCGGGTAGTTCTGGCATAGCAGCATCCAACATACCAGGGAGAGCAGCAGTCACTGCTTCTACTGCTGCATTAGCAAGACTGGTTCTTGCTTCTTCAATCATTACATCTTTATTCAGATAAAGATATGTTCCACCACCAATTACAGCAAGTGATGTAAGTCCAGAAAGAAGTGCGACTACGTTAATTAATTTTTGCATTGTTTACTCCACTAAAGTTCCGTGTGCTCTGCGGATTTCCCGCAGTTCTTCAAAATTCTTCTGCTTAGTACCACCGTCGTATGCCCAGGCATATCCTTCTGTAATCATTTGTTCGTTGAGGGAGAGTTCTGCGTCACCAATGTACAACCACCCAAGTAAACGACCATACTTACCCATGCCGCCGACAAGCTCAGTACGAATAATAAGGTCATCATCACCACTAATTGCTCCTTCTAGTTTTTCCTTTAACCAATTTGTTGCATCATAACCTAACTCCTTTTCTTCCAAGTCTCTAGTTCTTTTTTCTGGTGTATCAACACCAGCAACTCTAACTCTTTCTTTTTTAAAAAGGTCAAAACCCAAATCAATAGTTACGTCAATGGTATCGCCATCAACAACTCTATTAATTTCAACTACGCGGAAGTTGTAACATGACTTCCTGCTGGGTGGTACCATTGCTCCCATAGTCAATCTCCTTTGCTTCTAATGATGCTGCTATTCCTACAATAGTTATAAGTGCAGCAATTACTGCGCTAGCACCCCATACAGTTTTTTCAAGTTTACGAACTCTATCACGGAGTTCTTTAACCATTTCAGCATCAGCACTTGGAGCTTCTTTTTCAAGTTGCTCAACTCTGTGTTTCAGAAGTGCTATCTCCTGATCCTGTTCCGCATCCTTCAGTTCGATCTGGTTCGGCATCCTCTTCCAACTCCGAATAGGCGAGTTTCATAATTGTATATATGTAATATGCAGTGCCAGCAAGGAGTATTAATATGGAAATGATAATACTCCAAGTTACATCATTAATATCATTTAATGGTCGAAGTACAAGATTCATTAGCAATCATTAAATACTGAACCAACTTCAGATCCAATTGAGGAACCTACCTTTTGTCCCAGCAGCAGTGCCCAACCACCTGCTAACCATCCAATGTAAGGGATGTTGACAACAGCAGGGACGATAGCACCAGCAGCAATAGCACTACCTGCCATCGCACCTTGAGACCGTGCTCCAGCGTCCGCCCGAATGCACTCTTCGCTTTTTGCAAGGTTCTTTCCCTCGCTATCTACTGAAGCGCCTCCTATGTTGCGTGTGCCTTCTCTGGTATATTGGTCACGACGATACTCATCACGATCAGTAGTGCCACCACCAAATAGACCTCTCCTCTCTTGATTCAAACGTAAAGATCTTTCCGATTCTAATACTTTAGGATCATCAGCACGATACTCAATCTCATATCCATCCTTACCAGCTTTGATTCTGTAAGATGAATATGGACCGTGGGGAATATTGATAGTAGGAGGTTGATGCACAGATTCCTGTGGTCTAAGCACATAACCCAGAAGTCCGATGTGAGAGACACCTACCAGGGCACCCAGTGCAATCGCAATACCTTTAACAGGAGACTTGCGCGGTAACTTGCTCGGTACTTGCTCGGTAACTTCTGGTTTTACATCCTTGTTCCATAATGCCATTGTCTTAAAAGCGATGGATTATTGTGATTTATCCTTTGGTTCTACTGCAGAAACAACTTCAGGTTCTTTCTTTGTTGTTGCTGTTTTTGTCGCACCATTACCACCACCTGCTTTAGCGGGAGACAGTCCGAACGCAGCTAACGATCCAGAGAAAACAGAGGCGATAAAAGTTGGATCAAAATCTAAAATCTTCTGACCGTTAGGAAGACGAACGTAAGAGAACGTAAGGAGAGAAGCAGACCATATAAGCACAACAACTTTTACAAGATTACCAAGGACTTCACTTTTATCTTCATCGTGGTCTTTCTCTACTACTTTTGCTTCTTTGTTTTTGTTTCCGAGCATTGAGTAGTGAGCAAGGCTCTGTTATTTATGGTGTCAGTGTTTCTACTGTAATGTTTGTATCTTTTATTTTGTTGTATTTTCTACAGAGAGACTCGCTTGATTGATGCTCCCATCTGTGATATGCACTTTTTAAGTTTTGGACGTAATCAGTTCCACCGCAACCTACCATTTCATCGGCAACGATGGTCTTGATTAACACATCTCTTGTTAAATGTGTCATATGTGAATACTTGTTTCCAACAACAAATCCTACATTATAAAACTGAAGAGATTTTCAAAGGATTTGTCTTGGGTGGTCTTCAAAAAAAATTTTGAATGTTATTATTTAGTTAAATGCCCATTTTGAATTAACCACTTACGGGTCAAAGGAGTGGGTTCATAATCAGTCCACATGGTCCCTGCAGCACAAGATTCAAGTGCTTTCATTGTCATACCTTCAGTTCTTCCTGCCCATGATGCTTCTGCTTCCCAAGGACGTGCAGAAGGAGCATAGGTACGTTCGACCATCTCACGGTACAACATAGGCACTTCTTCTTCAGGTTTGATGATGGCAATCATAGAGTTCTTAATAGAACCTGCCATACAATCCTGTGCAGCGTGCCATCCTTCATGACGCATCACAGACATGAGCGTGCCAGGACGACTCATATATGTTTTATTCAAAAAGAAGTGGTTACCTACAGTATGATACACTCCACGATGCCCTACTGGGAAGTAGCGTTCATCCGCTAGAAACACATTAACTCCGACATGTTCCAAGGCAGTGAGCATCCTACCGAACTCGTCAGCAATGATACTATAATCACTATCGGGATAAGCGTTAGCAATAGTGCTGATATCTTTGACTCGTTGGACATCTTTGGTGCATTCGCGAAGTATCATACACCCCATTGCATCCATAGTATAGAAACCCTTGGTGATTTTAGAGTCATCAGCGAAAGCAGGAGTTCCCAGAGAAACTGCTGCAAGCATAGCGAAAATAGTTTTAATCATTTAAAAAATTTGTTGTAAAGAGCAGATGCTTCAAGATGTTTACCACTATTGGTAAGTAATTTGATTCTTTCCAGAATCTTCCTTTTGAATGTTTTAGATGATTCCTCCATCTTCATCATCCCCTATGTATTCTAGAGAAACTACGTCGTGATGCTTAACTTGTGGATTTAACCACTCTTTAAATTCACAACAAACGGCATATGCGTCGTCTATGTTTTCTTCGCAAAGAGTATGAATTCTATCTATTGCCCAATCATGATTTTTCAATAGAGTTTTTTCCAAAATTTCCATAGTCTTTACGCATATAGCGACCTAGAATATTGCTATTATAATACGCGGGTGAACCATCGTCAAGTGCTTCAGATAATACATTATTAAGAAACAGTTGTTTTGTTTCCTCAAAGTTACAATCACCCTTCGTTTTATGTAGGCTTACAATTTCTCTATTGAAAATCTCTTTGCCGTACTTTTTAATGTCTTCTTTTAACTCTGGACAAGAACCATAATACTTTTTCCAATCTGATTCTTGCTTTACTTTTCTCTTCTTACCAGGTGGTTTTCTGAATGACCAGAAATACTTTCTACCGATATACTGTCTATTCGATTGTGTATTTGTAATGAGATAGACAAAACCGAAGTAATCGTCAATACTCTCAGATAAAAAAGGTTGTCCCTCAAAAATCCAGGGATTCTCATAACTCATACTATAAGATTCTATGAGCTATTATTTATCTTTAACCGGAACAAACCTATTCTAAGTATGATTTAAGTTGTTGTCAAGCCCTTGATAAATAATCAATAAAGAGTTATACTGATGTCGGTTTACGTCAGAAATTTAACAATAAATACACACTCAGATTTCTCTGAGAATCTTGAGTTGTATCAATTAGGTGGTCAAAAAACAAATATCACTGGATATACTTTATATTCATACATGAGAAAGCATCCTGATAGCACTTCTCATACTGCTTTCACAGTAGGTATTAGTAGTGCGGCAGATGGAGAAATTAATTTGTCTCTGACGGATACACAAACTGCAACATTGAAACCTGGAAGATATGTTTATGATTTGTTATGTCAAAGACCAAATGGTAATAGAGATATTGTTCTGGAAGGAACGGTGAATGTGAGAGCAGGTATGTCCCACAATTGTCCTTAAGAAATGGCACAGCAAACAACATTTATCGTTGATCTTTTGATGTATACTGGGTGTGACTTCACTCAGACTTTTGTTCTAGAAGATAACGTATCAAATGCACTCAAGAATACTACTGGATATACTGCATGTGCTCAAATGAGAAGATTTGAGACTTCTTCTACTGCAGCAAATTTTAATATTGATTTTTCTACCGATAGAGCACAAGGAAGATTGGAAATATCTTTAACTAAAGCAATTACTCAGAATTTGAAACCAGGAAAATATTTTTATGATGTCATACTAAAAGATACCTCCAACATCAAGGAAAGAATTGTTGAAGGCACCGTTACTGTTAAGAAGGCAGTTACCCGATTGTATTGAGGATGTGGTTGATATAATCCTCATCTAATTGATTCATAATATACTCTGCTTCTTC